ACAGAATTGTCGAATATTCTTTCTACAGAGATTCTCGCTGAGATCAATCGTGAAGTTATTCGCACAATCTATAACAACGCTGTTGTTGGTGCTCAATTTGGTACAGTTTCCGCAGGTTACTTTGACTTAGATACAGACTCGAACGGCCGTTGGTCAGTTGAGCGTTTCAAAGGTCTGATTTTCCAAATCGAGCGTGATGCAAACATCATTGCAAAACAGACTCGTCGCGGAAAAGGTAACGTCTTGATTGTTTCGTCTGACGTTGCTTCTGCAATGGCTATGGCTGGTGTTCTGTCGTATACACCTGCGCTTCAAGCTGATCTCCAAGTAGATGACACTGGTAACACATTTGCGGGTCTTCTGCACGGTCGTATCAAGGTCTATATCGATCCATACTTCGGTGGCTACACAAGCAACCAAGAACTTGTTACAATTGGTTATAAGGGTTCTTCGCCTTATGATGCTGGTCTGTTCTACTGCCCATACGTTCCATTACAAATGGTTCGTGCAGTTGATCAGTTCACATTCCAACCAAAGATTGGTTTCAAGACACGTTATGGAATGGTTTCAAACCCATTCGCACAAGGTGCAGCAGTTGGTAACGGTGCATTAACAGCACGTTCAAACGTTTACTACCGTCTGTTCGGTGTCAAGAATCTGATGTAATTTGATTAAATCACCGTTAGAGTGATTTTTAAAGAGGGGCAGAAATGCCCCTCTTTTTTTATATTATAAATATCTAGTACAATATTACAGGATAAAGTGATCAACTATGGCAGCAATAGGTAGAGTTCCAGAAAATACAGATTTACTTCAACCAACAAAATATATATTGACCTTTGATAGAATACCATCAATACAATATTTTTGCCAAGAAGTTAATATTCCAGGCGTAAGTATTGGAACAGCCGAATATGCGACTCCAATTTTAAATTTAAAAATGCCAGGAACAAAAATTAGTTATGAAAACTTAAACATAACTTTTTTGGTAGATCAAAATTTAAAAACTTGGAATGAACTCTACAACTGGTTTAGAAATATTGCATCGCCTAAAAGTACAGAAGAAAGAGGAACTTTGTCTGAAACAACAAAAATGTATGGTGTTGTTGGAAAAAAATATAACTATGAATCTGATGCTACACTATCGATTCTTACAGCTTCGAACAATATTAATTTAAAAATTAATTTCTTAAACATATTTCCTATATCATTAACTGGTATTAATTTTAACACAACACAATCTGCTGAAGATCTCATCAAATGTACTGCAACGTTTAACTATGATTATTTTGACATTATAACTTAATTTTTTTTAAATTGACTTTTTACATTATGGAAAATATAGAACAAATATTAAATCATTGGGAAAGAGATTCTGTTATTGATCAAACAGAACCAGGAAAAGAACTAATTCGTATACCCATACTTCACAATAAGTATCTCACTATTCTAATAAAACATAAAATGGCGTCGAAAAAAGCCAATCATGATTTTATTAAAATGAGAAAATTGAAGTGGGAGTACTATACTGGCAAATTATCAAAAGATCAATTGGAAGAGTATGGTTGGGAACCATTTAAATTCACTCTTAAATCTGATATTAATATATACCTAGAAGCAGATTCGGATTTAATTCGATTAACTGAAAAAAAAGTGTATCATGAAGAAGTTGTCATAATGATAGAATCTATTATGAAAGAACTTAACTCTAGAACTTATCAATTGAAAGATTTTATTGCATGGGAAAGGTTCATAGGTGGAAACTAATTTAACCGTATATAAAAAAGATGAAGTATATCTGAAAATAAAATGTGAGAAGCATATATCACAAGAACTTTCGGATTATTTTACATTTATGGTACCCGGACATCAGTTTACTCCTGCTTTTCGTAAGAGAATTTGGGATGGTAAAATTCGTTTATGGAACATGAATACTGCTCAAATTTATTATGGATTGATAAATTATGTTATGGAATTTGCAAATTCACGTAATTATAGTATTGAGTTCAATGACTCAGTAGACGTTGAAGATGAATTTAGTATATACAAAGCGAAGAAATTCACAGAAATATTGAATATCCACTCTTCAAATGTACCAATTCAAGTCCATGAGCATCAACTGAATGCTTTCATACACGCAATGCAAAGAAAACGGGCATTGCTATTATCACCAACAGCGTCAGGAAAATCATTAATAATTTATCTGTTGGTTAGACAATTTGAAAGTTATCAAAACATGAGAGGCTTGATTATTGTTCCAACAACTTCTCTTGTTGAACAACTATACTCTGATTTTGCAGATTATTCAAGTCATAATAAATTTTCTGTAGAAGAAAATATTCATAGAATTTATCAAGGTAAAGATAAACATACAGATAAGAAATTAACTATAACAACTTGGCAATCAGTATATCAACTACCAAAAGAGTATTTCGAACAGTTTCATTATGTCATAGGTGATGAAGCACATTTATTTAAAGCACAATCACTTACAACAATATTAACATCATGTGTAAATACGAAGTACAGAATAGGTCTTACAGGCACTCTTGATGGCACAAAAACACACAAATTGGTATTAGAAGGTTTATTTGGTGCTGTTAAAAAAGTTATAACAACAAAAGAATTGATGGATACAAATAAAGTATCACAATTTCAAATTAAATGTTTAGTATTAAAACATCCAGAAGAAAAATGTGTATATATTTCTGACAAAACTTATCAAGAAGAAATACAATACTTAGTTGAATGTCAAGAAAGAAATAAATTTATAAAAAACTTAGCAATAAGTATGAATAAAAACACATTAGTTTTATTCCAACTAGTTGACAAACACGGTATATTTCTTTATAATATGATTAAAGATTCCGAAAGAATAGCAGATAGAAAAGTATTCTTCGTATTTGGTGGAACAGACACTAAAGACAGGGAAGAAATACGTAGTATAATGGAAAAAGAAACTAATGCAATAGTTGTTGCTTCTTACGGTACATTCAGTACTGGAATAAATATTAAGAATTTACATAATATTATCTTTGCTTCACCATCAAAGTCAAGAGTTAGAAATCTACAAAGTATCGGTAGAGGATTAAGAAAAGTTGAAGGTAAAGAGATTGCAACACTTTACGATATTGCAGATGATCTTGTCTACAAAAAACAAATGAATTACACACTTAGACACTTTGTGGAAAGAGTAAAAATATATACTGAAGAAAAATTTCCATTTAAAGTCTATAAAATAGGACTTAAAAATGAATGATGTTAAAATATTGAGACTTCAAGATAGCACAGATATAATAGGTTTCGTTACAGAACTTGAAAATGGATCATACTATATTATAAATCCTATGCAAATTATCATTCATGTAGAAGGAAAATACTCAGGAATAATTCTTCGTGAATGGCTGCCAGCTAGATTAATTGAACTGAATGAAGCAACTATCGATAGAAAACAAGTTGTGTGCGTGTTAGGACCTAACAAACTTTTTATTGATTATTATACAAAATTTACAGTTGATATCAAAAATAAATTAGATTCTTTAGGTTCAGATTTAGATATTAAAGAGTCTGATACAGATGATTATATAGAAGAATTTAATAATTTAACAAGAGAAGAAGATCAACCATTACATTAATTAATCATCTTTCAACCTTGACATAGAGAAATGTACACCTTGTCAAGCACTTTGTCAACAACTTTTTTATGGTAAATTTTTATGTCAAAACAAAAACATTATATAAACAATGAAGATTTTTTAAAAGCTCTAATCGATTACAAAAATTTATGTGAGATTGCAGATCAAGAAAAAAAATCTAGTCCTTCGATTCCTAATTATATTGGTGAATGTTTCATGAAAATAGCAGAAGGATTATCACACAAACCTAATTTTATCAATTACACATATCGTGATGAGATGATTTCTGATGGCATAGAAAATTGTTTGATGTACTTCAATAATTTTGATCCAACAAAATCGAAAAATCCATTTGCATATTTCACACAAATAGTGTATTATGCTTTTCTGAGAAGAATTCAGAAAGAGAAAAAGTACATGTATATCAAGTACAAGTCCACTGAACAGAATGGTATTCTCGACGAATATGACATGATGGACTTAGAAAATGGTAATAGTAAACAATTTGAGTTGTACGATAATATATCAGAATTTATAGAAAATTATGAAGAAGTGCAACAAAAGAAGAAAGAAACTAAAAAAGTAGTTGCTAAACCAAAAGGTTTGGAACAATTTATGGAGTAAATATGAAAGTAGCAATTATTACGGATCAGCACTTCGGTGGAAGAAATGATTCGCTACATTTTTTAGATTATTATGAGAAGTTTTATTCTGAAACTTTTTTTCCTATATTAGAATCAAATAACATTAATACCGTTCTTATTTTGGGTGATACATTTGATCGAAGAAAGTATATTAACTTTTATTCGTTCAAAAGAACCAAAGAAATGTTTTTTGATAAGTTAGCAGAAAGAAATATTAAAGTGCATATGATTGTTGGTAATCATGATACTTATTTTAAAAATACTAATGATGTAAACTCTGTAGACTTACTATTGAAAGAGTATACAAATATTAATGCAATTTATAACGCAAAAACAATAACTGTTGGTGGCGTTAATATTTGTATGGTACCTTGGATTTGTGCAGAAAATTATTCACATTCAATTGATGAAATTGAGAATACGCAAGCTAAGTTATGTATGGGCCATTTTGAAATTCAAGGTTTCATTATGCATTTAGGTACAGTATGTGAAGAAGGTTTAGATCGATCTTTATTTAAAGAATTTGATCTTGTATTCTCTGGACACTATCATCACAGATCAAATCAAGGTAATATTCATTATTTGGGAAATCCTTACGAACTTACTTGGATTGATTACAAAGATGATAGAGGATTTCATTTATTTGATTTAAATACAAATGAATTAGAATTCCATAAAAATCCAAACACTATGTTCCACAAAATATATTATAATGATAAAGAACAGAATGATTATGATATTGTCAATAAAAATTTGTCAATGTATACGAATACATATGTTAAAGTTGTAGTTGAAAATAAAACAAATCCATTTCTATTTGACAAATTTTTAAACAACTTATATAATGTAGCACCAATTGATATTAATATCGTTGAAGACTTTACTGATAATTTAGAAAATGATGTTGATGATGTTATTGATCAAGCAGAAGACACTTTAGCTATAATTTACAAATATATTGATGGTATAGAAAATGATAGCGTTGATACCGCAAAACTGAAAAATGTTATGCGCCGCTTGTACGTTGATGCAATTAATCAAGAAGAAACATGATAAAATTTAAAAAAATAAAATGGAAAAACATACTCTCAACAGGTAATGTTTTTACAGAGATTGATCTTTGTAGGTCACAGAATACACTCATTATTGGTAATAATGGAGCAGGAAAATCAACAATCCTAGATGCATTATGCTTTGGTTTATTTGGCAAACCATTTCGTAAAATTAATAAACCAAACTTATTGAATTCTATCAATCAATCTCACGGTGTCGTAGAAGTTGAGTTTACTATAGGTAAAAAAGAATATAAAGTTATTCGAGGTATTAAACCAACGATATTTGAAATATATTGCAATGATGAATTAATTAATCAAGATTCTAAAGCAAAAGATTATCAAGAGCATTTGGAAAAATTAATTCTTAAAATAAATTTTAAATCGTTTACTCAAGTTGTTATATTAGGTTCAGCTTCTTTTGTACCGTTTATGCAACTTTCGCCTGCTGATAGACGAGCAATAATTGAAGACTTATTGGATATTCAAATCTTTTCAACGATGAATAATTTGGTAAAAGATAAATTTTCAAAGTTGAAAGAAGACATAACAAAAAATAAATTTGAACTAGATATTACTGAAGAAAAGATCGAATTACAAAAACAAAACATTGAAGAACACAAAAAGTATAATGAATCTGAAATTGAGAAAAAAAGAGAGGAAATTTTAGAAGGTGAAAAAAGTATTAGTACATTACAAAGTGAAATAGAATCAATTCAGGAAAATGTTAATGTATTGTTATCAACGATAGAAGATAAACTATCAACAGAAAAGAAAATTAATAAATTAAATCAACTAGAATCTAAAGTTGATGATAATATTAAAAAAAATAAAAAGGAAATTTCATTTTATGAAAAAAACGACAGTTGTCCAACATGTAAGCAAGGAATTGCAGAACAGTTCAGAAACGATCAAATCTCTGAAATCGAGAAAAAAGTCGATAATCAACAAAAAGGCCTTGAACAAATTAAGGAGGAAATTGGTAAACTCGACACAAGAATGATAGAGATACAAGAAATTAATACAAAGATTTATTCTGAAAATAATGAAGTTATTAAAAAAAATTCAATGATTAAAGCCTTAAATGATTTCATTAATAAATTAAATAGACAAATAAAAGAGTTAATATCTAAGAAAGATAACTTAGAAGATGATAATGAAAAATTAAAAAGTTTAAGAGAACAATTGAGTGTATTAGTTAAAAATCAAAGTGAATTGTTGATTGAAAAACAATACTATGAGTATGCTGCAACAATGTTGAAAGATAACGGCATAAAAACAAAAATTATTAAACAATATTTGCCAATAATGAATAAATTGATTAATAAATATTTGACTGCAATGGACTTTTTTGTTAACTTTAATATAAATGAAAATTTTGAAGAAACAATTAAGTCCAGACATAGAGATGAGTTTAGTTATGATAATTTTTCTGAAGGTGAAAAAATGCGAATCGATTTGGCGCTATTGTTTACATGGCGACAAATTGCTAAAATGAAAAATTCAACAAACACAAATCTTTTAATTCTTGACGAAGTTTTCGATTCAAGTTTAGATTCTGTTGGAACTGAAGAATTTTTAAAATTAATGAATGAGATGGGTACAGAAACTAATGTTTTTGTCATCAGTCATAAAGGCGATCAGTTATTCGATAAATTTAGAAGCGTAATTAAATTTCAAAAGAAAAACAATTTTTCTGAGGTGGTGAAATGAGTGATACATTAATTTTTGATACTACAAAGCCAAACTATGGATTAGAGTCTGATAAAAAAGTTAACATTCCAATTTTTAAATTGGTGAGTAGTCAAGATTCAATATTAAAAGAAGTTTTACCTGAATTTGATTTTAATAATCCTCCAGTAAATCCAAATGCATTTGCATCTAGTTTAGTTGAAACTTGTAAAAAATTAAATGGTTTAGGTTTGTCTGCAAATCAATGTGGTTTTAAACATCGTGTTTTTGTAATGGGTTCTGGTGAGGAATTTGTAGCTTTCTTTAATCCAAAAATATTATCTCAGTCTGAAAAAGAAGTTGATATGATAGAAGGTTGTTTGTCTTTTCCTGCATTAGGATTAAACATCAAAAGATCAGAATCAATCGAAGTTGAATACGACGATTTTAATGGTGTAAAAAGAACAACTAAACTTTTCGGCTTGTCTGCCCGTTGTTTTCAGCACGAACTTGACCACATGAACGGAATCGTGTATACTAGAAGAGTGGGAACGGTTAAGCTCCAAATGGCGTTGAACAAACAGAAAAAAATTATGAGAAAACTTAAGGAAACTTGATATGAAAGTTGAAGAAAGCACTCAATATGAAAATTGTATTGGTGTAAAAGACACCACACAAGCAATATCACTTGAAGATTTACTGGGTGAAATTCCTGATCCTACCACAAATACTCCAGATTGGAAGAAACACTGGAAAGGAATGCCTGAGTATGAACAAGAAAAGAATCCACCATACAAACAGATTTATCTAAATTTTAGAAACAAAGAAGATTATGAAGAGTTTGCTAAATTAATCAGTCAAAACTTGTCAGAAAAAACAAAAAGTATTTGGTATCCAAAACTAGATCGAGAAGAAAATTCTTTATTGAGGTGGATCGAAGAATGACAAATCCTGTTCATCCTGTTTATATCATATCGAAAGGTCGATATGAAAGCATGATAACGTCAAAATCTTTGACTAGAATGAAAGTGCCTCATTATATTACGATTGAACCACAAGAACAAGAAGATTACGAAAAAGCACTTGATAATTTTAATCTTAGAGATTACGTTACATTATTGATTGCACCATTTTCAAATCATGGAGATGGTCCAGGTAGAGCAAGAAATTGGTGTTGGGATCATGCGATATCAATAAATGCTGAAAAACATTGGGTGTTAGATGATAATATCACCGACTTCTATCGTCTTCATAAGAACAAGCGTATTCGTGTAGAGTCTGGTGCAATTTTTAAAGCTGCCGAAGACTTTGTAGATAGATACGAGAATGTTCCTATTTCTGGATTTCAATATCGATTCTTTATTGCTCCAAATAGTTTCTATCCACCATATGTTAAAAACACTCGTATCTATTCTACTCTTCTAATTTCAAATAACTGTAAACATCGTTGGCGTGGTCGTTATAACGAAGATACTGATATCTGTCTAAGAGTTTTAAAAGATGGTGACTGTACAATTCAATTCAATGCTTTCTTGCAGGGTAAAGCAGCAACTCAAACAGTTAAAGGTGGTAACACAGAAGAGTTCTATCACAAAGAAGGTTCTATGTCTAAAGAAGAGTGGAGAGATGGTAGACTTAATCCAGAAGGAACTAAAAACAAATCTCAAATGTTAGTTGATCTTCATCCTGATGTTGCAGTCATGGTAAAAAAATATGGTCGTTGGCATCACTATGTTGATTATTCGGTTTTTAAAAAGAATGAATTAAAAATGAAATCTGATCTTGTGTTACCTGAGGGTAACAATAATTATGGTATGAAACTGGTAAAAAATTTTGGAAAACAGTAGTTTTTATACAAAAAATGCTTGACAAGATGCATACATAGTAGTATACTGGAGTCTCTCGTAAGAGAATTTTTTTGATTTGATAATGGAGAAAATTATGGAAAAAATGAATGTTAAAGACCGTATGCTTGCAGTCCTTAAACAGAAAGATGGTTATAATACATTTACTGTAAAACAAGCACAAAAACGTTTTGGTATTAAGAACGTATATGCACGAATCAATGAACTTCGCCAAGAAGGACATTGTATCTACACAAATACGAAAACTCTAAAAGATGGTCGTAAGATTAACTTCTATCGATTGGGTACACCAACTAAATCACTTGTTAAAACTGCGCTTCAAGCGGGTTATTCACTCGGTTAATACACTATGTGAGTAATAAGAGGAGTGTAATGCTCCTCTTTTTTTATAAAAAAATGGAGATAAAATGGAAATCAAAATAAACATTGATGAGTTAAGAAAAAAAAGTTTATTCGTTGCCACACCTATGTATGGTGGCATGAATCATGGTCTTTATATGAAAGCGTGTCTTGACCTCCAAGGTGTTGCACTTCAATATGGAATTAATATTAAATTTTCGTTTTTGTTTAATGAATCTTTAATTACTCGCGCCCGAAATTATCTTGTTGATGAGTTTCTTAATCGTTCTGATTGTACACATCTTCTATTCTTAGACTCAGATATTAGTTTTGATCCTAAAGATGTTATTGCAATGTTAGCTCTTGATAAAGAAGTTATTGGTGCACCTTATCCTAAGAAAGCCATTAAATGGCGCTCAGTTAAACGAGCGATGGAAAAAAATCCTGATATTGCTGAAGGTGAACTTGAAAAAGTTACTGGTGATTATGTCTTTAATCCAGTTAAAGGTACAGCACAATTCTCAATTAGTGAGCCATTAAAAGTTTTAGAAATTGGAACTGGCTTCATGATGGTTAATCGTGATGTTTTTCCCAAGTTTGCAGAAAAATATCCTAATTTAAAATATAAACCTGATCATGTTGGTCAAGCACATTTTGATGGTTCGCGTTATATTCATGCTTATTTTGATACAGTAATTGATAAAGTATCTGAGCGATATCTATCTGAAGATTATATGTTCTGTCAGTGGTGGCGCAATATGGGTGGTGAAATTTGGTTGTGTCCTTGGATGCGTACTTCTCACATTGGTACTTATCATTTCCAGGGTGATATGCCTGCTGTTGCGAATTATGTTGGAGAAATGTAATGATTGTTGGTTTTTTAGGATTTATTGGCTCAGGTAAAGGAACTGCTGGTGATATTCTAAAAGAACTTGGTTTTATTAAACAAAGTTTTGCAGGGCCAGTCAAAGATACAGCTTCTGTTATGTTTGGTTGGCCACGCCATCTTTTAGAAGGCGATACAGAAGAGTCACGACAATTTCGCGAGGAATATGATCCTTTTTGGTCAAAAAAATTTGGTTATCAATTTACACCAAGAATGGCATTGCAAACTATTGGTACAGAAGTTGGTCGAGATCTTTTTGATGCCAATATTTGGATTAATACATTAGAAAAAAAGATTGAAAAAGAAAAAAATTACGTCATTACTGATGTGAGATTTAAAAATGAAATGGATTGGATTAGAAAAAGTAATGGAATATTAATCGAAATACAAAGGGGTGAAAATCCTGATTGGTATGAAATTGCGCTTTCAGCAAACTCTGGATCAATGGAATCTGAATTATTAATGTATGAAACTGGTATACATGAATCTGAATGGAGATGGATTGCACCATCAGTTATTGATGATCACGTATATAATAATGGATCAAAAGAAGAATTGAAAGAAAAATTAATTAATGTGTTGTCTTTTTACATGGGTAAGAGTACAATCGAAGATATTCTACATAATGGAGAAGCAAATGAAACTATCTAACGAAACACTAACAGTACTGAAAAACTTTTCTTTGATCAATCAAGGAATTCAGTTTAAAAGTGGAAGCAAACTTAAAACAATTTCTAGTGGAAAAACGGTACTGGCGCAAGCTATTCTAAAAGATAATTTTCCTAGGGACTTTTGTGTATACGATTTAAATCAATTTTTGTCTGTTCATTCTTTGTTTAAAGATTCTGCTGAAATTGATTTTGAAGAATCCAACATCATTTTTAAAAATGGTCGAAATAAAGTTAAATATCGTATGACTGCAAAAGAAATGATTGTGACTCCACCTGAAAAAGAACTAACATTGCCGTCTGTTGATTGTTCGTTTAATCTTTCTGCTGATGACTATGATTCTATTATGCGAACTGCAAGTGTTCTTTCTTCACCACATATTGGCGTTAAGTGTTCAGGTGAAGAAATTGAAATGGTTGCGTTTGATGCAAATGATGAGTCTGCACACACCAATTCAATTCAAGTTGGCACAGATGATAAATCATATAAAATTGTGTTCAAAACTGAAAATATTAAATTGATTCCTGGATCGTATGATGTTTCGATTTCTTTTAAAGGTATTGCACACTTTAAGAATGTTAAAGAAGCTATTGAATATTGGATTGCTTTTGAAGCAAAAGAAACCGTAATCGGTTAATTTTA